AACTTCATCAGGTACATCTATTTTTGTGCAAAATAGTACAACAGGTACAGGAGATACAGATGGTACATATTTTGGTTTAGATGGTTCTGAAAATGCTTATTTATGGAATTATGAATCTACCAATATGGTTTTTGGGACAAGTAGCACTGAAAGAATGCGTATTGATTCTTCAGGCAACTTGTTGGTTTCTCATACTGGCAGTGTTTATAACAATATTAATACAACAAGCACAGTAGGTTCTTCTTATACAGTAAATGGAGAGATATTTGCTTGTAGCGACCAATCATCAGGAGTAATGATATTAAATAGAAAAAGCTCTGATGGTGATATTGCTACTTTCAAAAAAGATGGCTCATCAGTTGGAAGTATTGGTGTTGTTAGTAGTAATAACTTAAAAATACACAGTACATCTTCAGGTCATTCAGGCTTGTCTTTTGGTACAGGCATAGTATACGCAACAGATAATTCAGGAGATGCTACCAATGGTGCCACCGACCTTGGTTCTTCTTCTTATAAATGGAAAGACATTTATCTTGGCGGCGGTGCTTATCTAGGCGGTACAGGTTCAGCAAACCATCTTGACGATTATGAAGAAGGTACTTGGACTCCAGCATTTTCTAATATATTTGTTGAAGGCTCATTTGATAATGCTACTGGGTTTTCAGGTGTAGATGGTAAATATACAAAGATAGGAAGAAAAGTTTATTGTATTTGTACGTTTACTGTTACTGGAACTTCAGGTAATTTAGCAGCAGGTGATAACTTTTCTATTACTAATGCCAGTTTACCTTTTTCACCAAATTCTGATAGCGGTCTAGTTTTTAGCGATTTAGCTGGTATTGTTACAGCTTACAATACTGTTGGTTCAGGTCTCAATGGTAGTGGAGTTGTTATTACTTTAACTGGTCAAAGTGTTTTTGTTGTTCAAATCACAGCAGTATCAGGTGCATTTAGTGCTGGTACTACTAAATATCAATTAAGTTTAGATTATCATGTTTAATAACTAATATACCTAGTGGATTCTAGGTACAGACATAGGAGAAAATAGAATGGCAATAACAAAAGAAATAATAGAAGATAAAATAGAAGTTGTAGGAGACTACAAAACTATACAAGTAAGAACAGCTACAATCATCAAAGAAGATGGTGTAGAGCTTTCAAGGTCTTTTCATAGACACACATTAGAATGTGTAAGCTCTGTAAAGAATGATGACGATAGTTGGACTCATACAGATACAGATGTATCAGGCGAGTCTACAGAAGTCCAAGGCATAGCAAATGCTGTATGGACAACAGATATTAAGAACGCTAAAAAAGCAGCTAACGAAGCAGCAACAATTTAATAAAGGAGAATAATATGGCAATTGGATATACTTGGGATTGCAAAACAGTTGATGTTTACCCAAATCACGACAGTCATTCAGACGTTGTTTACAACGTACATTGGCGATTAAACGCAGAGAGCGATCAACAAGACGCTGAAGGTAATAACTATTCAGCTTCTGTTTATGGTACTCACAGCGTTAATGCAGACGATATATCAAGTTTTGTACCCTTTGCAGATCTTACCAATGACACAGTTACTGGTTGGGTTACAGCAGGTATGGGTGACGATGAAGTAGCTAGTCTAAAGTCTAGCTTAGATAATCAAATCGCATTACTGATTACACCAACATCTGTTACTAAAACTATAGGTTAAACAATGGCACTATTGCCTGTAACTCCGCCAGCTGGCATAGTCAAAAACGGTACTGACTATGCTAACAAAGGTCGTTGGGTTGACGGCAATCTTGTGCGTTTTGAAAACGGCTATCTTAAACCGATTGGCGGTTGGTCTAAACTAAAAACTACAGCGCTTGATGGTGAACCTATAGGTATGTATGCCTATAAGGACAACCTAGGTGCATCTGTTTTAGCCGTTGGTACAAGACAAAAAGTTTATGTCTTATACGACAACACATGGACTGATATAACACCATCTGGTTTTGTAAACGATGCTTCTAATGATCCTCTTGGTTATGGTGCATACCACTATAACGTAGAAGATTATGGCGATGCTAGAAGTCAATCTGGACTACCTCTTGATACAGGTCATTTCTCCTTTGATAACTGGGGTGAGGATTTAGTCTTTTGTTTTTCTGGTGATGGCAAGATATACAAGTGGAGGCCAGTTTCAGGTGGAACAGCTGATACTATTGGCACAGTCGTAACAAACGCTCCTACAGGCTGTCAGGCTGTCCTGGTAACTAATGAAAGGCATTTAGTTGCTATTGGTTCTGGTGGAGATCCTAGAAAAGTAGCATGGAGTGATAGAGAAGATAGAAACACTTGGACATCTAAAGCTACTAATACAGCAGGTGATGTGCAAATACCAACAGGTGGTCGTGCATTACTAGCAGTCAAATACCAAAACGATGTTATGGTTTTTAGTGATACTGGTATTGATAGAATGAGTTATGTAGGCTCACCTTTTGTTTATGGTATAACCGCAGCAGGTGCAAACTGTAAAGCAGTTAGTAGAAGATCAGTCGTACAAACAGGAAACTTTTTAGCGTGGATGGGTGAAAACTCATTCTTTGTTTACGATGGTGTTGTTAGAGAAATACCATGCGATGTGCATGATTATGTATACGACCAACTAAATGTACCAGGAAGGAAAGCATGTTGGGGTGGACATAACTCTAACTTTAACGAAATATGGTGGGGTTTCCCAAGCGGTGATGGTATATATCTACCAAACAAATATGTAATATGGAATTACTTAGAAAACACTTGGTCTATAGGCTCAATGGATAGAGGCTGTTGGATTGACCAAGGTGCGTTTGATTTTCCTATTGCTGGTGATTCAAATGGTTTTATATACGAACACGAATCAACCACATTATCTAACTCGCCAAACTTAAATAGTGATGTGCCTTTTTGTACAAGCGGTCCAATAGAACTAGGTAATGGTGATAACTATGTGCAATGTAATCAGATTATTCCAGACGAAGAAGCAAACACATTACCAGGTGTAACAATAAGTTTTAAAGGTAAGTTTACCCCATTAGGTAGCGAGACAGACTTTGGTAGTTTTACCTTTGAAAGCGATGGATATACCGATGCTAGGTTTACAGCAAGACAAGTACAAATGACTGTAACAGGTAGCACAACACAGGATTTCCAAGTTGGTAATATAAGACTTAATTTAAGAAACAGAGGTAGAAGATAATGGATCTATCCTCACAAAGACAATATATACAAAGAATAGAAGTAGCGCACAGCATACTTACAACTACAGACTTAACAACATTTTATACAGCTCCAAGTGGCGATGACTTTACTTGTGCTGTAATTGAATCTATCTTGGTATGTGACCATGATAATCAGCAAACTAAGATTACCTTTACAGTAGATAATGCAGGTACTACTTACACTATATTTAAAGAATATAACATTACTGCTTATGATACAGAGGAGCTTTTAACTAGAAGTATGTTCTTACATCAAGGCGATGTTGTGAAGATACAAGCAGATCGTGCTGGTAATTTAACTGTTTATGCAAGTATTGTTGAGTATGGCAAAGGCGACTAATAAAGTAGTAGACATACAAGAGGCTAAAAGAGAGCCTTGGGAAGTTGAATGGGAAAGGTGTAAGCCTTATATAGCAAAAGCTGTAAAACATCAAGATTCCTATACAATTGATGACATAGAGGATAAAATAAGGAATGGAATATTCCATTTATGGCCAGGCAAAAAGTCTGCATACATAACAGAATTTGTAGTATTTCCACAAATTAAAGTAATGAATATTTTGTTTTGTGGTGGTAATTACAAAGAGTTGGAAGAAATACTCCCATATATAGAGGAGTTTGCCAAACAAGTCGGTGTAAAAAGACTTTATGGCGGTGGTCGAAAAGGATGGATTAGAAAAATAAAACATCTAGGATTTGAACACGATTATATAGTTAAAAAAGATTTATAAGAGGAATTAAGATGGCAGCAGGATTAGCAGCGTTAGGAACAGTAGGAAAAGTAGCAGGAGCTGTAGGCGCAGTTAAAAGCTTAACTGGTGGCGGAGGTTCAGCTGCTGGACAAACAACAACTACACAACAGGTAGACCCACAAACACAAGCAATGCAACAAGACCTATATAGTAGGTCGCAACAAATTGCACAACAACCTTTTATACCCTATACAGGACCAATGGTTGCTGGTTTCTCACCAGATCAACTACGACAATTTCAAGCTACTAGAGGACTATTTGAATCTGGTATGGGTTATGACCCAACCAAAGCTTTACAAGGTATGGCACAAGAACAATTTAAGCCTACCATACAACCTGTCACTGGTTTTGAAGCACCAACCATAGAAGCAACACAAGCTCCAGGCGCAGCTCAAATAGGTCCAGTATCTACACCGCAGTTCAGAGGTTTATTAAGCCAAGACATAGGCGCTTATCAATCTCCATATCAACAACAAGTTATAGATCTAGCAATGGGTGACATACAGCGACAAGCTGACATAGCAAGAACTGGCGCACAAGAAAGAGCAATCAGAGCAGGTGCTTTCGGTGGTTCAAGATCTGCATTACTAGAGTCTGAATCACAAAGACCTTACGCAGAGCAAATGGCTAGAACAGCAGCTGGTTTAAGACAGTCAGGATTCCAGCAGGCGCAGGCGGCGGCGGAGCGTGATTTAGCAAGACAACAGCAATTAGGTGTATTTGGTGCTGGTCAAGAGCAACAGCGTGCATTACAACAGGCACAGCTTGGTCAACAAGCAGGTATCTTTGGTGCAGAACTAGGACAACAAAGAAGGATGCAGCAAGCACAGCTACAACAACAAAGACAATTAGGTGGCTTAGACATTGCTGGCAGAGCAGCTTTAGCACAGCCACAGTTAGAGATGCAAGCGCGTGCGCAAAGATCAGGATTACTTGGTGGGTTAGCAGGACAACAATTACAAGGTCTTGGTTTACTAGGTGGTATAGGACAGCAACAACAAGCATTACAGCAACAAGCTATCGGAGCGCAAAGAGGCGAGTTCCAAAGAGCGCTACAATATCCACAGCAACAACTTGGTTTACTAGCAACTGGTGTAAGCGGTATGCAGCCAACACAAACAACAACAACTGGATATAGTCCTAGTGGATTAGAAAAATTCCAAGCTGGTATGGGGCTTTTAAACACAGCACAACCAATATTTAGTAACTTGTTCTCACCATCACAAACAACGCAAACACCTTACGGAATGTAATATGGCAATACAGAATTTATTTAAAGGGTTGGGTCAAAGAGTAGGCAGAGGCCTAACAGAGATTGGCGGTTATGACCCAATGGAGCAAGTGTCTCCAGAGCAGGCGCGCATGCGCAGGCAGGAAGGTTTAGCTGCTTTACAAAGAAGCCTAGGTAAATCTTCTGCTATATTATCTGGTGATCCTAGAAGATTAGCTTTGGCTGAAGAACAAATGCAACAAGCAAAACAAGATAAGTTATTACAAGAACTTGGACAAAATCCAAGATATGCTGACATGGTTAAGCTATATCGTGCTGGTTTAGATCCTAGAATGTTTGCGCCTAAAACAACGAAAGGACCATCTTCCTACGAAGAATATATAAGAACAGACCCAACACCCACAAATGAAGAATATCTTGAGTTTTTACAAAAACAAAAAAAAGCAGGTGCAACACAAATTAACTTAGACCAAAAAAGAGATACTATATTTATGCAGGAAGCTGCTAAAGCTGGTTTTGCTACAAAAAAAGAAATAGATAAACAACTAGAATCAGATAAACAAACATTACAAAGATTAAAAATGTCAAAACAACAACTTTTAGATGGCGTTAAAACTGGAAAAGTTGAACAATTTTTAATGCCTTTTAGAGAGTTTGCAGTTTCACTTGGCGTAGCAGACGAAAATACTGTTAATAATTTAAGTCAACAAGAATTATTCCAAGCAACCACAAATTATTTAGTTCCTAGAATGAGGGTTGAAGGTTCTGGTTCAACCTCAGACATGGAAATAGATTTATTTAGATCAGCAGTTCCAGAGTTAGGCAAATCTACAGCTGGTAACTTGGTTGTAGCAGGTGGGATGCAAAACCTTATTGAATACAATATCAAAAGACAAAAGCTTATGGATAAATATTTAAAAGACAATCAAAACCTTCTAGGTTTTGGTGATTATGCTGATAAGGAGCTTGGACCTTTATATAAATCATATAATTCAGACAATGAGTTTGACGAACAGATAAAACAAGGAATCCTTAAAAAAGGCGACTTTGTTTATGATGCTATAAATGGCCAATTTAGAGTGCTAACTCTAGAGGATGTTTCCTAATGCCAGCACCTAAAGCAATAGATTATGGCGTTGAGCAGGAAGCTTTAGAAAACCCATTTTTAAATATAGGCAGAACTATAGGACAAGGACTTTTACTTGGTTATGGAGATGAGGCAGAAGCAACTGTAAGACGAGCTTTCGATAAATCAAAAACTTACGAAGAATTTTTAGAAGAAGCAAGAGCTGGAGTTGAGCAGGTAAGACAAAAGGCTCCAGGCGTTGCATTTCCAGCAGAAATTGGAGCTGCAATATTAGGTCCAGGTAAATTTGTACAAGGTGCAAAAAAATTGAAAGAATTGGGTACTGTTGGTAAAGCTGCTTTGGAAGGTGCTATATATGGAACTGGAGCTTCCGAAGGTGATGTTGCAGAAAGAGCCTTGGCAGGAGCTACTGGCGCTGCTTTAAGCGCAGGTTTGGCAGGAGCAGCTAGAAAAGTTTTACCTGTTAAATCTGAACAAGCAAAACAATTAGAAAAAATTGGCATAAGTCCAACCATAGGACAATCTTTTAGAAACACAACAAGCATAGGATCTAACTTAGTTGCTGCGATTGAGGATTTTTCAACATCATATCCTGGTGTGGGTGCTGTTATACAAAAATCTAGATTAGATGCTTTAAAACAAACAAATAATGTTCTTCTAAATGAAGCATTAACGCCAATTGGTGTAAAGCTTCCAAAAGGAACTACAGGCAAAGAGGCTTGGGAATTTGTAGAGTCTACTTTGGATAAAGAATACGACAGAGTTTTAGGAAAATTAAAACTAAACAATGTAGCTGGTATTGAAAATAAATTATTAGATATTATTGAAGATTCTGGAATATCAAAAAGCAGTCAAGATTTTGTTATTAATAAAGTAATTAAAAATATATCTACAAAAGTAGACGAAAATATATTGTCAGGCAGACAGTTAAAAAACATAGAAACAGAGTTAGGAAGGCTTGAAAAACAATTTATAAAAAAAGGCGGTTTTGAAGGAGAAATTGGAGAAGTTTTTAGGTCTTTAAAAAATAAATTTAGAGATGAAATTGAAATACAAAACCCAAGCGCACAAGAGTTAAGAAATATAAATGCGGTGTATAGAAATATTATGCCTATTAATGATGCTATGATTCAAGCACTTACAAAAGATAAAATTTTTACACCAAATCAAATATTAAGAGCTATAAAAAAAGGCGATTACACAAAAACAAAATCAAAAACCATTAAAGGTAAACAGCCTTTACAAGAAACATCAGAATTAGCAGAATCAGTATTAGGAGGACCATTTCCTGATTCTGGTACAGCATCTAGGTTAATGGTTGGAGATGTATTGTCACAACCTGTTAGTGGTTTTCTAAAATTACTAGGACCAGCAGCAGCAGCTGATATAGCTTATATGAAACCTTTTGGATTGAAACCAACAGAAGCATTATTAAGAGCGCCAGGTTCTATTGCTGCAAGAGGTGCTGCTCCCATAACACAAGCCTTAACACCAGATGATTTGGAAAGAAAAAAATATTTAGAGTCATTACTTAAATAACCCCATGCCACGCCAATCTGAAAGAGTTGGCCGATCTGGAGAATACTTAGTAGCCTCGCTACTTTCTTTACACGCAGATACTGTGACGATAGTTCCACACAGCGCGGAAGCAGACATCATCTTTGATGTTGACCATACTCTATATAAGTGCCAGGTTAAAACACAATCTAAAATACAAAACTGTAGAGTGTCATGGATATATGACTTTAGGCGCGGTGCTTATATCAAAGAAAGATTCTATTCAGAAAATGCTATAGATGTTTATGCTTTGGTTGCTTTAAAACATCAAACAGTTAAGTTTATGTTTCCAAATGGTCTAAAGCAGATAAGTTTTAAAGACAAGGATGTTCAAGCGTGGGACACGCTAGAGAATACCAAAAACCTATTTAAAGAGCTTCGATGTCAACAGACACTTTAGGTTCTTCGTAATGCTTTACAGAGTTCATACCTAAAGATATTAGATACTCAACCACCTTATGTGGTTCTTTCTGTTCGCTCTCACAAAAATCCTTAAACTTTTTAGCAAGATGTTTGTTTACATATATAGGCTTTCTTCCGTTCCTTTCGTTTAAGATACGATCATCAAACTCATATAAATTCATAGCTACCTCATGGTTATAGAGAAACTTCTACTGAATAATCTCCTATATTATTACCTTTAGCATCTGTTCCGTAAACCATCTGTAATTCAAGATCTATAAAGTGTTTGGCTTTTAACAAGTCAGTCACCCTATCCTGTTTCTCTCCTTTACTTCTGGTTATATATTTTAAACAACTACCTAGGTTATAAGACAGGTTGTTAGCGTATATATAATCAATAGGCTGTATCTTGGACTGCTTATAGTGCGTTCCAGCTACTTGGTTATTGGTTGCAAGCTGATCTATCTCTTGATCCCAATCCTTTTCGTTTCCTATGTTAGTATGTGCGTATACTGTTTTATTCATCATTAATTTCTCCCAAATTTTATTAAATATTACTTGATAATTAGTAATATTGGTTTATTATAAACAAAAATATTAATAAAAGGGAAATTTATGGAAATATTAGAAAAGAATTTTGACATATCAAATACCATAGAAGTTGACGAACTAGCAGAGAGATGGGGAGTCAGCAAGAAAACAATCGATAATAGAAGGTACAGAGGACAAGGTCCAAGCTATTTTAAGATTGGCGGTAAGATTAAATACGATCTTGATGATGTGAAAAGAATGGAAAACGACTCTTATATTTCTGTCCATGGCGCACGCTAAACTCTCACCTTCAGCAGCAAAGATTTGGATGGCTTGCCCTGGCATGCCACAACTCTTGGCGAGTATGCAGGTTGAATATAAAGTAGGCATACCAGCAGCGACAGGTACATTAATTCACGAAATGGTTGAGACATTGCTGAAAGGTAGATTAAACAACCTTACCTTAGAAGAATACTACTTAGACACAACACATCATGTAGAGGACTTTGATATCACAGTAGACCAAGAGATGATTAATTGTGCTAACACTTATGTAGATTACATAGACCAAAGAATGATGGACTTGGATGTAGCAAGACCATTGATTGAAGAAAGAGTTAACATGCCAGAAATACATGCAGACCTATGGGGTACAGCAGATGCCATTCTTATTGGTAAAGACATGATAGAGATAATAGATCTTAAATCTGGTAAGTGGGCGGTAGAAGCAGACAACCCACAAATGCGTATCTATGCACTTGGTGCATTATCCAGATACGGAGATGACTGCACAGTTCAAATGACCATAGTACAACCAAGAGGTTGGCACAAAGATGGTCCTATTAGATCATATTCCATATCAGCTATTAACTTAGTTGAATGGGCCTATGAAACTTTAAAGCCAGCTGCTGAAGCTTGCTTTGAGGAAATACCCACATACAACTATAGCAAAGACGGATGCCGTTGGTGTAATGCTAAAGATGCGTGTGATACCTATAAACAAAACCAAATGGGAGACTAAAATGGTAGAAGAAAATAAAACTGAAAGCGTTGAAGAACCAACGATTAAGTTTGCAGATGATGGCAAAGAACATAAGATAAATGAAATGCCAGACAATGCAAAAGAGTTGATGGCTAGATGGCAGGAGAAAAAACAAGTGAGAGACGAGTTTATTGTCAAAGCCAACAATGATATTGACGACTTAAATACTTTACTTGGTTCTTATGAAGCTCGTATGAAAAACATATTAGAGCCAGCAGAAGAAAAAAAGATTGAGGTGCAATAATGTCGTTAGCTAATATTAGGCAAAAGGCAAAACTAAAACCACCAATCTTAGTATTGTATGGTCCTGGTGGAATCGGTAAAACATCTTTTGGTGCAACTATGAACAAACCAATCATAGTGCAAGCAGAAGATGGCATTGGTAAGATTGAGTGTCCTCATTTTCCTGTAGCTAAAACTTATACAGAATTAGAAGGAAACTTAAAATCTTTAATAGAAGAAGATAGCGAATTTAAAACTGTCATAGTGGATAGCTTGGATTGGTTAGAAACTTTAATGCAAGACTATGTTTGTGAAAAGAATGGTTGGCCAGATATCAGTTCACCAGCATACGGAAAAGGCTATGCCGCTTGTTTAGAGATATGGAAAGAGTATCTTGCTTTACTCAATCAGTTGCGAGATAAAGGCTTTACTGTCTTACAGATTGCACATAATGAAGTAAGAAGGTATGAAGATCCATCAAGCGAGCCACATGATAGACACCAAATTAAGTTGCATAGAAAAGCAGCTGACTTAGTTATTGAACACAGCGACGCGGTATTCTTTGCTAATTACAAGATAGGTACTATCCAAGTAAAAGGTAAAGGCGGTGGTATGACTACTAAGCTAAAACAAGGAGACAGAACTATCTTTACACAAGAGACACCTGGCTTCCAAGCTAAGAATAGATTTGGTCTTGATAATGAAATGCCGTTTGAATGGCAAGCCATTAGGGAGCAAATGTTAAAGTGATTGATACTAAAGAACTTAACGAACACTTTTGCGATGATGAGCCACAATACGATGAGGACGGATTTTGTCGTCATTGTGGATCAAAAGAGGATGAGTGTTCAGAATATAAATGTTGGATTTAAAAAGGAGTAAAAAATGGATTTAACAAATTTTAATGTAGATGCCTCTAGCGAAGGCAAGTCGGCAGTTGAGCCAGGTAGACATGTTCTGCATTGGCAAGGCGAAGAAGAAGCGTTGGTAGAAGGTAGAAACGGATGGCGTGGGTGCAAGATGTATTTTGAGATTGATGGTAGTAGCATCAGATTGAATCATACCTTTACTGTTGGCCACGATAATCCCAAGTATGTAGATAGCGGTGTTAAGTCAATGCTACTCATGGCGCAAGCGATGGGATTAAAAGAGCCGCCAAAAGATACATCTACTGCCTTCATGGGTAAAAGTGTATCAGCTGAGTTAGTCAAAGATGACAATGGTTATTTAAAGATTAATGAAGATTGGGGTAAGACTTGGCAGGCTACTAATCAAAAGCCGAAACCTGTGGAGAACGACAATATAAAAGCTGGTCCTAGTGAAGCAGACTTAGATGCAATGGGTACTACAGTGGCGAGCGAGGATGACGCACCATTTTAATTTTGATGGTAAGAACAGACCCACGCTGTGTGCTTATTGTAAAGCACCAGCTGGGCCTTTTTTAAGAAAGGATGGAGAACACTGGCTTGGAGCGTGCTGTATGGCTCATTT